TGGTGTTCCTTGTCGCCTGCACGCCAAGGTCCTTTCCCATCCACGAGGCCTGCTGCTGCACCTGCTGCCCCTGCTGCGTTTGGGCTGCTGTGTTCGTATTGTACGCATCGAGTAAAGCCTGCTTCTGCGCGTTCAGGCTGGTGTCGTAGGCCTTGTTGATGCCGGTTGCCGTCTCAGATGATACTTTTTTAATCTGATCGGTTGCCTTAACCTGATCGGCTGTTGTTGTAGTTGTTGCAGTTGCCATACCGCTACCTCATCTCACGCCGGGTCGTGTCCGGTGATCTGCTTGTATTTTGCTCTGTCGATCAGGCCAGCACCAAGGGCGACTTCCGGGTTCTGGATGGCCCAGACTTCCCGCATCTGTTTTACCGCGTCTGCGCCGTACAGCCTCTCGTATGCCGAGAAGTCTCCGTATCCCGCCATCAGCTTGGCCTGTGCGTCGTACCAGTTGTTCATGGTGTTTGTATTGTCGATCTGGGCGGAGGCCTTCTTGTTCTCTGCCTCTGCCCGGGCGGCTGCCAGCTTGGCCTGATAGTCTGTGCCGAGGTTCGCGATGTTCTGACCGGCCTGTGCCTGTGCCTGCAGTTCGTTGCCTCGCAGGTTCGCATGGTTGTTCTGGAACTGCTGGTTCATTGCCAGCTGCTGCTGAAGGGCCGTGCCGGTTCCCATGCCGGACGCCATCGCGTTCATGTTGGCGTTTCTCCGGTTCCGCTCGTACTGGGTCGCAAGCTGATTGGCCTGCGTCTGGTACTGCGGGGCGATCTTCGCCTGCTCTGCCTGCGCATTTGCCACGTTCTGGTCGTAAGCTGCTTTCAGGTTGGCGGCGTTCGCGTTGTACTGCTGGTTGTACAGGTTGTTGATCTGGTTTGCGGTTTCTGTCTTTCTGGTAGCCAGCGTGTCGTTAATCGTTGCCATGGTTCACCTCACTGCCTGCGTTCAACACTTCTCAGTGCTTCGCCAAGCTCTTTATACCCGGTGCTCTTCTGCTCTTCCCGGGCGTCGTTTTCTGCGATCTCCCCGGTTGCAGCCGCCTGCTGCTCCATCGCCATCTGCTGCTGCATCATGGCCTGCTGCTCTTCCATCTGTTGCTTGAGCTCGTCGATCAGCTTCCGGCGACCGGCGACGTTGCCATCCGGGATGCGCTCCAGATACTGGACCACGTTGATGTGCCCGTTCAAAAGCAGGTTGTCCAGTGTCTGCAGGGACGCGATCTCGCTGTAGTACGAAGACGCGCCGACGTCGATCTTCACAGAGAACGGGTGATGTTTCAGCATACTGAAGTCGAACGGTACCGGCGCGGTCTGCGGGATCTCCTGTGGCGGCAGGCCTACCTCTGCCGTCAGCGCTGCCTGCTGCTCGAACATCGCACGCATCTCATCCGTCAGCGGCATGTCAACAACTCTCTCCCCATAATACTCTGCCATGAATTCAAGGTAGATACGGGCGAGGTCTTCGATCTGCTGGTACAAGACCTGCTTTGTCAGTTCCTGCGGTGTGCTTGCTGCCTTCTGCAGCGACAGGATGGCCGATGTGTTATAGGCCTTGCCTTCGCCGAGCGCGGCTTCTGTGGCGCCGAGGCATTCCTCTGTCTGGCTTACCGCTGCGGAAATGTACTGAAACACCTGCGGCTCGATGTGCCCGGTGTCTAATGCTTTGACCGCGTTGTCTACGTTGCCCGGTACGCCGATGGCGCCGCCGACGCGGTTGTCCAGATGTTTGATTCTCGTGTTGTCATAGACAAACTTCGGCCACGCGGTCCGCATGATCGAAAGCATGCTGCAGGCCCATGCCTTATTCACGAACAGCTGGTTCGGAATGAGCCCGGTCAGCATCGCCTGACCGTGGTAGCAGTCGGCTACATAGTCCCAGTTAAACCAGACAATCGGGTAAAGCCGAATGTTCAGGTTCCACGCTTCTTTGATCACGTGGCTGTGGCAGAATTTGTAGCACCAGACTTCGCCGGTGTCCTCGTCCTTCCAGAACAGCAGGACGACCGTGACCTTGTCGTCGACTTCTTTCACCGAGTCCATCGCATTGGTCTCGTCGTCGCCCATGATCTGGTCCCAGTCTTCCACGCCGTTCTCCATGGCGCATTTTCGTGCGGCACGCACGGTTTCACGCTTGGATATCATGATCCACGGCTGGTCTTGCACACGCCGGTTGTTCGGGTCCCCAAAGAAGACTCTGGTGTTCTCCACCATCTCCGACCGGATGCGGCCCTTCTTTTTCTTTGACGCCGGGCTGCCGTCGGCTTTCTCATCCCACCATGTGTAGACACAGCCGTCGCCGCGCACGGCACCGTCTCGGGCACATTCCTTAGCAAGCGCCGGGAGCCGGTTCTGTTCCGCCAGCGTCTCAAATTCCTCGTTAATAATCCGTACCGGGTCGATCAGCTTATCGTCCTGCGGGAACGACTCCTGCGGCGACGCCGCCATCTTGATGTTGTCCGATACCAAGTTCGCTACCGTAAAGCCGCAGACGCGCTTCAGCATGTTGAACTGCGGTGTCGGCAACCCGTTTGCCTGTACGCCTTCCCACTGCTTCCCGATGTAGAAATTCTCATTGGTCTTGACGGTGTCGTACAGGTTGATACTGTTGTTGAAGTCTACTGCTTTCTCGTAGTGCGTCCAGCCCCATTCAACAGACGGCTTGTCCTTGCCGCCGAAAAGGCCAAGGCCTACTTCGCTCATACTCATTCACCTCGTTTGGGTTTCCCGTAATTCAGAATGGCAGCGACTCCCTCGTTCCATTCTTTCTCTATGTTCAGGCTTCTTTCCATCTCGTCGTTCAGCTGCTGCAGGAGAACCTGATTGCGGACTATCTCCCCGTTGCCGGTCTTCGGCAGCATCTGTTCCATATCCGCCACTTTCAGTGAGCATTTGATGATGTGGTTTTCATTGCTTTCGGTCTTCTGCTCCAGCCGCTTCAGCCAGTCTTCTGCCCACTCTTCCAGTTTGATGTACCGCTCGGTATTCCGCCGGACCATGACCAGCAGCCCGCAGCCGCCTGCAAGAAGCAGCACTTCAATCAAAACAATCACCCAGATGATTCCCATTTCGTTCTCCTTTCAGCTCGCGAGATAGCTTTCGTCCAGCTCCCCGCCGCACATGACTGTCTCGTAGTTTTCTTCCTTCTCGTCGATGATATCTTCAAAGGTCCGCTTCCTTGCCTGCTCCGGCTGCACCGCGTTCAGTGCCCTGCTCACGCAGAAGTACCTGACAGCGTCGACCGTGTGTGTCATCTCGTGCGGTTCCTTCGCGCAGTCGTTGACGTTTTTCTCATCGGTCTGTATGTCGCGCAGGTCCCCGGCTACTTTTGCCAGGTCGTTAAACAACATCAGCCCCGGCAGCGTCTTCGGCGGTTTTTCAAACAGGCTCATGACATAAGGGTCTTTCAAAGGCATCTGGGACATCATGTGCTTTACGGCCATGTGCCCTTGCACCCTGTCCCTCGGCGCCTGTATGATCGGCAGGCCGTTCGTCAGGAAGGTCTCTGCCATCGTCTTGCCGCTTTCCTTGGACCGTGCCCACATATCCCACGGGGCATAGGTTGCTTGAATGTTCTCGTGCGCCGGGCTGTTCTCCAAACAAAGAGCTGCTGCCTTTTTTACGATTAGCCCTCGCTCTTCCACTTCCCTGTATGCCCATGCCCTGCCGTCCGTGTCGATTGCCCACCAGATGCAGGCAAAGCAGTCAAGGCCGTAGTCGAAGCTGCGGTACCGCGGCCAGTGGTCCGGTATCTTAAACGGCTTCTGCGTGTGCGTGGCGAACTGGAACTCCTTGAAGTAACCGCCGCCGAGCGCGTCCCAGTCGCCGTAACGGTAGGCCCGCCTCAGGTCTTCCGGCATGCTGGACAGCATCCTCAGATAGTTTGGAGAATGCTCAAGCATGTGCGTGTTATCATCAACCGTTGCAAAGATGAAGGTGTAGTCTTCCGGGTTCTCGTTCTCTTCCGGGTTCTCGCAGTTCGTCTTGTACTGACGGTCGATGTAGAGGCGGCGCACAAAACGGTGGCCGGGCCCACCGGGGTTGCAGGTTAAGAAGAGCCTCTTCGGATATGGCGTCGCGCCTCGGAGCATACCGCCGATGTAGTTGTAGGCCCTCTCGCTGAACTGAGTGGCTTCGTCAATAAAAATCCAGTCATATTCTTGTCCTTGGTATTCGTCTTCGGAGTCCTGCCCGGACCAGTGGCCGAATCGAATTGTGCTGCCATTGACGAAGGTCAGCATGTGTGTCGTGCCGTTGTACGTTGCTGCGCCGGTCTGCGCCGCCATTCTCCGCATCGGC